ATAATAATGTTCGCTATCCGTTGAGAAAAATATCAACTGAGGTTTATGATAACTCAATAGATACAAATTCATTCGGCTTGCCGTGTTCTTATGCACGCATGGGGCAATCATTCGAGGTTTTACCATTGCCAGACTTGGCGTACACGGTTAACCGCCGTTATTTAAAAGATTACACAGCGTTAGTGAATAGCGCCGATACAAATGATTTTACGCTAAATGCTTCAAGATTGATTTCATTGTGGGCGTTGGCAAATTTATCAGCAGAGTTTCGTCAAGATGACAAGATGGAAGCATATTATCGTGGTGCATCTAATGATGAATACAAGAATCTATGTGTTATGGGTGATAAATCCAACAGCACTGGTGAATTAACAACTTATTTTTAACCTAGGAGTATTAAACATGGACGTAACAATTGGCACATTAAAACGCTTATCATCTTTGATTGCAGGGCAAGCTAGCAATTTGGGAACATTTACTTGTAATGGCACATCTGCTGTGGCTGTGACTGACTCAAAAGTAACAGCCAATAGCGTTATTGTTGTAACATTGAAAACAGTCGGCGGTACAGTCGGCGCAGTTCCGTCTGTTAAAACAATTACAGCAGGCACAGGCTTTACAATCTCAGGCACAGCTTCTGATACATCTGTTTATAATTACCGCATTATCGGATAAGGCGAGGGCTTCAAATGTCAACGCTTACCCCGAATTATGATTTAATTAAACCAGCCGTAAACGACCTTCAACACCGATTTTTGATTCATAATCGAATGTATCTGTGTAGTATTCCAATGGTACTGAATTATCAGAAGGCTTAGAACCGTTCGGAGATGCAAAAGCCAAAGCCTCTTTACCAACCAAAACAGCGCGTCTTACAGATGTAATAACCGCAGATGTGTCAGAACGCACACCATATGCCACGCGAGGTGATACATAGATGTTAACGCCTGAGTACGTCGCAACTGGCAACATTTTCATGAATTGGTTTTGTTCAAACATTGAGCTATCGCCGCCTGTCATCGCTGCCAAAGTTGTGTTAAACCATTGAACGCTTGCAGTTGTATCGTGTTTCAAATCAACCAATTGCTCTTGTGAAATGAATAGGTCATAAGAACCGTCATCATTTGGTGTGATAGGTTGGTCAGATGATGCGTTCTTTTCCATTGCGTAGTCAATCAATTGGAATGAGAACACGTTTGCAGAAACCAACGCTTGGTCAGTCGCCGCGCCAGCAGCACGCAAAATACGGCTTGTAGCAGGGGCAACTGGTGTGTTGTGACCTTGTACAAACAATTTGTTAGTGCCAGACCATGTTGTACCATTCAATGTGAATGATGTAGGGTCAGCACCCGCCAATTGATAGAATACTGCTGTATCAAGCAATTCCATGTGGCGTTTTGCGATTAGTTTACGCATAGAGCTAGGGAAGTTTACAAGTGTGCGTTGTTGCTCAATTGTGCCTTTGTTTGGTGCTGCTACAGCAATACGTGTGATGTTCATAGCCATTTTGAAGTAACCCAAATCTTGAGCTTCTTCGTTGCCTTCCATCTTGCCGCCTTCACCAATTGGGATGCCTGTTAGCTTGCCCATATAGTCAAGTGTTAGTTCGTCTCCACGAGCGTCTTTGCCCTTGAATTCTTCTGCTACATATACAGAACCACGTGCAAATAAATGCCCGTAAACTGTACGCATGCCCGGATTCATCCAGTCTTCGGTAGCCCATGCCTTGCGTGTAAGCAAGTTTGTGGTCGCCATTGTTGTCGATGCCATTGTTATCGTCCTTTGAAAAAATATGTTAAAATTTAGGTATTTTTCCCGATGGACAATGATTTATTTATAGCGGATTGCGCCGCCTGTTCTTGACGTGAACGACTCGTTTTTATCGGTTATTGTATCGTAATAGTCGTATGAATTTAAAAGCATCCATAAAGCACTGCCAGTAAGGTGGCGAACCTATACTGGCATTATGATTTAATTATTAAAAGATTGCAACATATTTTTTCTATGTTCAAACAGGGAATAAATAGCAGGGGTGCTTTTCAGTTTTTCAATATCGGGGCGAACGCCTGATTTTTTAACCGCTTCTATTTTCTTTGTCAGCAATTCTTCAGGGTCTGGCAGATATTGACCATAAATATAGGTGTATGTTTTATTTGGGTATATCCTATAATAACAGTCATTATCTTTTTTGTATTTCCATTCAGAATTTGCATCATTACAAACGAATTCTAAATCATCCACCGCGCATAATCCTTTCACGCTCTTCGATAGGCAACTTAATCCATTCAGCGTTTGATAGGCTTGTTACCGCGTGTTGCAGTGTCATACGCCCATCGCCTGAACCTTTAGCACCAATCATATTAGCTGAGCGTGCCTTATTTGCCTGCACCTTATCCAAATCAGGGCGCAAAACCTTCTTTTCAGGCTCTTTTTGTGGCTCTGGTTTAATGCGCTCGCTTATTTCTTTAGCTTCGTAATAAAGCTCCTCAATCGGGTCAAAACCTTCTTGCAGATAATTAGATGCCTTTTGTAAAATGATTTTTTTCGCCTGATTTACCACGTCTTGCGGTTGCATACGCGGATTTTGACGCTGCACTGTGTCAATCATATTAGCCATCATGACTTTTGACACATCTTCATAATCGGCGGGGGCTTTGGTTTGTAAAAAACCTTTTTCTAACGCTACAAAACCTTGCTCTGCCTCTGCCCATGGGTCAGGTGCTTTTTGTGGGGCTTCAACCTCTTCAAAGTCACCGTTTTCAATGCGGTTAATACGGCTTTCTAACTGCGCTCTTGCCTCTTGCTCATCTTGAAGCTTCTTTTTTAATGCACGCGCTTCACGGCGCAATCTTGCATAATCCGAGTCGGTTAATTCCTGTTTTGGCTCTTCTTCTTTTGTCTCTTCTACAGGCGTTTCTTCTGTGGTTTCTTCCTTTGCAGGATCTTCAACCTTTTCTGTTTCCTCTTGAATATCTTCTTGCACGTCATCCTGCGATTCTTCCGCACTTAACGCCGCAATCTGTTCTTCCAGTTCTTTTTTAGTTTCTATTAAACCCATAATTTGCTCCTTATGTTATGGTTTTGTTAATTATGCCGCCATTAAAATAGTGCCAATTGTAAATCTACCCTGCAAAGTCGCGCCGTTGGTATATCCGACACGGGCATATCGCCATGATGGTCTATGCACGATCTCTGCATATTGACCACCGCCCGTAATAGCCGCAGTCGCCACTGATTTTATTCGTCTCCAGTTTGAGTTGTCTCTTGATACTTCAAGCCACAAAGTTCCCGCTTGGTCACTCTCAGCAGATACCCTTAATTCTTTGGCGTATGTGGCGGCGTTTGCAAAAGCTGTCGCCGTTGCGGTAACAGTTAAATCTCGTGACGTTCCTGTAAATGTGGCATTGCTCGCCAAAACAGTTGACGAATCATCGTACCAAATACCAGCATTGGCAATAAAGGCGGCACGGTTTGTTGATGCCTGCAATGTCGCGTTTGCGGTTAAAGTGTTTGTGTTTTCTGTCCTTAGTGCTGTTCTAGGAGATTGTTGCTCAATGCTAACAATTTCTACTTGCTGAGGTACATAATCAGAAATGCGAACACCGCCAATAGTCCAAACTAATGAAGCTGGTGAGGACGTACCGTTACGGCAGCGAATTTGTAAATATAACTCAGCATCATCATCAGGGCAATTTGCATCCCAGAATGTTCTATTTGTAAATGCGTTACCAGCGGCTAATGTTTTATCAGATAACGATGCAACACCGTTTTTAACAGCCAATGCCGCCACATGACCAGATGCGGTTGTATTAATAGTTGCCGTAACTGCTGTATTCCGCCAACCTTTACGGCGGACGTTAAAAGCCGCGTTTGTTGCCGTAGCAGTTGTGTATCTCAATTCGTATTTATTATAACCCCATAATGAACATGTGCCAGAACCAGAGGCAGGGAATCCCGCTACCGTGAATGTGATAGTGTCAACAGATGGAATAGACGCAATCACGGCTTCTTGTGGTGGGCAAGTGGACAACGACAATGCGCCAATATCCATACGTTGACCAACATCGGCCGAAGTAAAACCATGCGCAACTTTTGTCACTGTAACGGATGTTGTAGAGTTAATCGTAAATGCCAATCCATCGCCTATAACATCAACCAATTCAACAAATAAATCGTTTAACGTGTTTCGCGTGCCAGCCGTAACCATAGCTAACATTTGCAATGCGCCGTTAAATGTTTCGATACTACGGATAATCGTTTCGCTGTTTGCAGTCGTGCCGCAAGTGATTGTCAGGTTACCGGCAGACTGCGCAACCGTTTGACCACCACCTGTTTGAATCAGCGTCATTTTATCTGTATTTTGCAAGCCAGACCCGACCTTACTAAATCCGCAATTCCAATATTTCTGTGGTGCTTGGCGTGTTGGTAATGCAGATACAGATTGAGATGGATTTTCAGTTGACGTTATAGCCATGTCAACAGTAATTGACCCGCCACCATCAGAAATATTTAAATGACCGCTTGCGTTTGTTTCAAATGCTTTTAACACACCGCCAGCAGTTTGACCGCCGACAAGTGTCATTTTATTGTCAGATGTGCCTCCGCTTGTTGTCTTTAACGCATTAACAGCATCCCTAACCTCAATTACACTTGCATCTAAAGCAATATCACCAAAAGCGTTTTGTAATGCCATTATAAACCATCCTCAACCAAAAATTGTAAATTGCCGCCCGTTGTATTTATCCATAGATAAGGCGTTCCCGCGCTAACAGATGGAGCTGTATCTTGTATGTATGTATTAACACCCTCACCGCCGCCGCCGCTTGCATTGATAACATAAGGGCTTTTCTTTGTGCCTTGCCCGTCTATCGTAACACCAGAACCAGCCGTGATAAGCCCGCTTATCGTTACAGGGTTTGTATTTGACATTAGAAACGCGCCGTATTTATTGAATCCTTGGCGCATCATATCGCCTTGATACTCGTCTACAGTACCTTTGTTACCCGCTTCTAACCATAATTCATAGGCAGATTTTCCATCTAATCCGTCTTTACCATCCGCGCCGCGCTCGCCTTTATCGCCTTTTTGACCATCACGACCATTAAGCCCATTTAATCCGTCCTTGCCGTTCTTCCCGTCAATTCCGTTACGACCATCAATGCCATCGCTCCCGTCTTTTCCGTCAACGCCATCTTTGCCGTTAAGCCCGTCTTTGCCATTTAAAACGCCGCTTTTTACAACGTCCTCAACCTTACTATCAACAACACCGCCAAGCGCAAAACCGATGATGCGCCCTATGTCTGTTTCATAGCCTGTTTCTTTACCCAAGAAACCATCATCACCTTTTTCGCCGCGTTCGCCTTTATCACCCTTGTCACCTTTGACTTTCAGTGATTCAAGAAAATCTTCTTCGCTTCCGAAGTTTCCTTGATTAAGCCATGCTTCGTATGCTGATAAACCTTCCATTATACGCTGATACTCACATTTTCAGGTGATACAGATTGCATAGCGTCAAGCTCCAATGATGTGCGTTTGGCTTCTTCCAGTGTCTTAACAGTTTGCGCGTTTGTCTGTGGTATCTTGGCTTTTATAGCTTCAATATTCGCCATTGTCTGGGCGGCGCGTGCGTTAGAGTAGTCCGCGTCCGCTTTTTTCTTGGCAATATCCGCTTGGCTTGCTTCTGACATTAACGCCTGCAATTGTTGCTCTAATTGTTGTACATACGCAGGGTCAATTGCCTTATCTTGCGGTTTAATAGCTTCAATCATTCTCGCCTTAACATCGCCGTCAACTGGCAGCAAGTTAATGCTTTCAGAATACAATGCCGCCGCCGCCTGCGGGTTATAGGCTGCAATTCTATCCGCATATAATCCGATTGTGCTTGCCGTTTGCTGTTTATCTTCTTGCGTTTGTGGGGCTTCTTGAATGGATATAGAATATTCTGCCATAATCATATCTTTGGATAATTGAACAAATTCCTCAGATCCATCCTTGCCTGTAATATTAACAGATACGCCCTCATTGTTTTCCAACCAAACGGGGATTAAATCCGCCATCAAACGTGCGTCTTCTTTTTTGTACAACGTAATGGAGTCAAAGTAACGCGCCATTTTAGATATAACTTGGCGAATACGGCGTTTAAATAGAATGCCGCTTGTATCCTCATTTTCAACCTTACCCAAAAATGACGGGTCAACGCCGTTTTGCTGGATATTCACATCCATCAATTGAATAACGGAATCCAAACCGTTTGGCATAGCGGGGCGTGTTTTCTCTTGTACTTTACCACCTGCAATCGCACCTGAGCGCATTTTAATAACAGCGTTTGTCTTTGCCCATTTACGTTCAAAGTCCGCAATATCCTCTACCGCGTCCTCTTCCACCATTACCCCGCCGT